TTAATGGATCGTAACTTTATCCCTGCCCGAGTTCTTCGAACGGTATAGCGCTTCATCGGCGTTCGTAATCAACTCCTGTTCGTTGCTGATCGTGGTTTCCGGCATGGAGTCAAGGCCGACGCTGATTGTTACACCAATCTGATTCTCGCCAAATGATGTCTTGCTTTCCCGAACGATATGACGTACACGTTCTGCAATCGTAAATGCATCGTTCTTCGATGCGCCAGGTAGTATGACCATGAACTCCTCTCCGCCATAGCGCAATAAAATGTCGCCTTCCCGAATGCCTTGACGAATCGAGTTCGTGATATTCTTCAAAACCCGGTCTCCGACAACATGGCCATATGTATCGTTCACTTGCTTGAAATGATCGATATCAAACATCAGCACTGCAAGCGGCACGCTGCGCCGCACAGACCGTGAGTATTCCTCGCGCAGTCGGATCATGCCAAATCGACGATTCAAAATACCCGTCAACGGATCAAGCGCCGCGAGCTTCTGCAGCTGCTCATGCTCCAGCGCATTATGCAGCGCAACAGCGAGGCTTTGAGTGAAAATAGCCAGCTGTTTAAGGTTCTCTGCAATGAATGGAGAGGCTTTTGCTAAAAGGATTACACCCAAGGGAACGTTCTTAAACTTCACCGGCTCTATGATGACTTCATTTGGATGAAATCGCGTCAGTGTGCTTTCCACAATAATCTCCGCGGGATATTTGATGGCAATGGTATCGCCTTTTGAAAAAGCCCTTAAAACATGAGGATCTGTCGCTGTTTCCTTCGCATCTTGTATGCCGAAGGAACGCAGTACAATAATCTCGCCTTCATTCTCAATCAAAATTGCGCCAGCATCTGCTCCGGTACCACTCATCACGCGATCCAATGCGTATTCTGCGAGCGCGTGCAAGTCCAACTGACTGGAAAAGGCGGCCGTGTATGTTTTAATTTCATCGAGCATGCGAAGCGAGTTTTCAAACGATTCGATCAGTTCATCGAAGGCCTGCGCACTCTCCCCAAATTCATCATCCGTATCGACAGGAATGCTGCAATGCTCTGCGCTGCATTCGTCGATCCTACCGTTTTCGGAAACCAATATGATTGAATTCTTCACATCCCGCATTTTCGTCGTCAGTACAGTTAACTTGTTCTTTACCGTAACGCGAGAAATCAGAATGTTCACGAACCCGACGAGCACACCTGCGGCAACACAGCATGAAATGAACAATCCGCTGAACGCGATTGTTTTTGGTACACCAAGCAGGATCATGAAGAACGGAAATACGATACCAATGAGCAGTCCGAACCCAATCATGCGAATCGACAAACTAAGAAACGTGTTCCGTAAACGCTTCATTTCGTACTCCTATTCCTTTTTATAAACGCCATAACGTAAGATAGAGCAAGTTTACCATATACGCTGAGCGGATACAATTGAAAGCAAAATCATATGTTTGTGTCAACATGCTCAAGCAAGCTGTTTCTACAGGAACGATGGCAAAACATCTTCTATAGAATACTCTGTTTTCACGTGGGCGATTCCATGAAACTGCCGGTATGCTTCCCACTGATCAAGAAGTGCGCCAAGCGGCATGAGCCAAACCTCGCGCTCCGGGCGCCCCAACAGGGTCACCCCATAAAAGATCAGTCGGGCAAACAGCTCTTCGTCACTTGCCCGACTGGCGCGTTTTTTAAGGACTCCTCCTCGCTCTCGACATGACGCGCCGTTCCCTTAACCATCGCTTCCATGATCGCGGTCTTATAGCTGGAGAGATCCAGCGGTGTGGTGAGCAGTTCGACCGCTTCCTCGGTTAAAAGCTCGCGTTTATCGTCCGGCTCGAGCAGGTTATGCACAAGCGTGCTCTGATTGGCAAGCAGCGTGATCAGCCACACCACCTCATCCAGCGCCAGCTCGAAGTTCTCCGCCTTCATGAGCTTATCGCCCAGATGCTCTAACCCGCCGTAGCGCTTCGCGATCTCTTTCGTCGCGCGGGTGGTCAGGAGCATTTCATACTCCCGATTGCCGATCTGGATCATCGCGCCTCTGTCGTTTTCCATTTGTTAACCCTCCACCGCAAATGTCGGTTCGTAAACCTGTGTGTACCAACCCGTGATCGTCGCTGCCGGCACGCTGGTATCATCCTCGTTGACCTCAGCCTTCCAAGGGTGCTTTCCCTGACCATCCAGCTTGTTGCGACGGATGATTGTTCCCTCAATCGACGGAGTCGAGAACGTGATATTGTCGCCTTTGGTCTGCAGGTTCGTCGCGGGGATGCCGAACACGACGCGGTAGAGCCAGAAGTATCGGAATCTGCCGTTACTCTTCTTCGCGCGGAAACCGATTGCGACCGGTTGGCCGCCATTCTCGCTCTGGGAGATCAGAACTTTGTTGTCGTCGATCTGCGACCCCGTCAGATCACTAGCGACCGCCGCGCCGATGTTGTCAATGCCCAGCGTCAGCGTACCGCTCTTGAACTCCTTCACCACCTCGGCGGCACCATCGTCGGCGTAGAGCGTCGCTTCGTTGATATCGATCTTTAACTCCGCGGACATCGCCTTGGCAAGTGAAACGGGTGCAGCGTAAGTCTCATCGCCGTTTGTGCCCTCAGTAATCTTCGCGTAATACAATTTATCTAGGCCAATTGTTGCCATTTAAAGCGCCTCCTGTTCATATTCATGTGCTACATCAATGGTATAAAGGTGGTAACTCGTCTCCTGTTCATATCCGCCATACCGCCGTTCCGTCACCAGAAAGCCTGCCGACAGAAGCATGCGCACGAGCATATCCTTTTTCGGACCATAGTTGCCCTTCGAAAAGAGTGAAATCCGCGCCTCTTCGATGTTCATACCCGGCGTATTATCCGCAAACAGCTCAAAATGCTCCGATATCGGCGTAATCACGACGTACTCTGCAGGCGCAGCCTTCGAGAAAACGCCGGTTTCTACAGGAAGTCCAGCGCTCTCAACGATCGTATTCAGTTCTTGCAGCATGCTCATGGCAGATTCAGCTCCTCTTTCAATATGCGCTGCATCTCTTCGATGCACGGCTTCCGGCTCGAGGATTTGGTCTGCTTCAGAAACGGTTTCGGCGTTTGGCCATGCTTTCCGTATTCCAATAAATTGGCGAGTATTGCGTTACTAACATCGCCGCGGTTTTCGGAAAAGCCAACCTTCACGTCGAGGTTGTTCTCGCGGTTCAGCTTAGCGGGAGACACGCCGAGCGAAGCGGCGAGCTTGCCGGTCGACCGCGATTTATATTTTGTGCCTCGTCCGATCGCAGAGCGCAGGTTAGATTTCATCTTTTCCAGCACAACCTTGCCGCCTGCCTCCAGCGCTTTTGGGATCGCCGCGTCGAGCGCATTTCCCATACCTGCGATCGTGTCAAGCCATTGTGTGGGCATTTCGATTTTCACCTTACCCATCCGCCATCACCCTTTTCCCCAAAATCTCCAGATACATCTTTCTGCCCTTCACATCCTCGACGGATGTGATTTCGAAACGATCATCCCCGCAAAGGATCACATGCGCTGTGGTTACAGTCAGGCCAGGGATGACGCGAAGCCTGAACAGATCTGTTGCCTCTGAAAAGGCGGCACGGTTGACCCATTTCTGAGAACCATGCCGCCCTTCCCGATAGACGTGGACGGAAGCGAGAATATTGTCCGTCTTTGTCGCGAACCCTTCAGCGTCCTTGGTAACCACCACTTCCGCAATGGAAATAAACGTGCTCATTTTACCGAAGCTCATGTTATATTTTCCAATCCCGATCTAAACGCAAAAGTGTGTTTACAACAGCCCACGTCTGCTGACCCGCCTGCACATTGTCCGCGAAGAATCCGCCCGTGCTACCATCCCGACTCTCGTAGAGATGGGAAGCGAGCATGATCACAGCCTGCTCGGTCGTCGGCGGCATAGCCGCTGCTTCGTAGGTTCCGGCAGTCAGATGCTGGTAGCTCTCCGCATATGCGACGGCGGCATCGATCAGCCGCTGGAGTAGTTCATCATCGGCATCATGTTCGAGGATCAGGTTCGCCTTGACTTTATCCAGTAGCGTGATCATCTTCAGGACGAACCCACTTCATCCGCGGCCATGATTCCGGCGTCCTTCAGCTTAAGGAGAAGGGCGTTGAAATCGCTCTTGAGATCGGCGATGGTCGTTGCGGCACTTTCCGCCTGATTTGAAGACTGATAGACGCTGCCGGCCTGATCCGTCGATGCATATCCTGATTGCAAACCGGTGACGGTGGCGGTATCCAAAACCTCCAGAGTACCGCCAATCACCAGCCGATCTCCGCCGTCGGTGAGATAGTTCTTGCAGTTGCGGGTCACGTCGCCAGCCGGGGTTTCAATGATTTCCATATTTACCCCCGTTACGCCTTCTGCTGCAGGACCTTGATCGCTTCCGGCAGAATGAGCTTGCCGTCAAGCCGCTGAGAAGCGAGGAAGCCGATCTGACCGGTGGTGGCGTACAGCTCATTCAGGCGTTTGAACGTGCGACCCTGACGGTCGGCGATCCAGTAGTAGGAGAAGTCGCCGAACGCGATGGACTTGTTCCCCGCCGCGACAGATGGCATGAACTCGCTGGTCACGATGCGGTGACCGAGGATGGTATCCGGCGCGTTTTCCGTGATGCCCGGACGCCAGAGGTACTGACCATCGCCGTCCTTTAGCTTTCTGAGCAGCTTCACGGTCGTGTCGTTGAGCACGAACACCGCGCTCTTGCGGTAGGGTGCGCGGAGCGAGTATACGAGGTCGATCAGCTCGTCACCCGTGATCGCCGAAGCACCCGCCGTGGTGACGCCGACTTCCGCGCCGCCGGTCGTGTGGAGAATACCGATGGGCTTACTCACACCATTGCCGGTGAGGAACGCGTCCTCTTCTTTATCACCGATGCGTTTGCCGAACTGCTCGGACACATACCCTTCGATGTCGAAGACACTGTCGGAGAGCAATTCCTCGGAGACCTTGATCATGGTCGCGAGCTTGTACGCACCGAGAACGACCTGCGAAAAGGTATCGTCCGAGAGCGGGTAGGTGCCCTCTTCGTCGACCCAGTCGGCGGTGCCTTTTGACGCGACTACAGGGATTTTCCGATCGCCAAAGCTGGTCTGGATCACATGGCAGAGCGGACGCAGCACATTCGCAGCTGTCAACTTCTGCACTAGTGTCTTTTCGAACTCGTCCGGCACGAGATAGCCGCCCTCGCTGTCGGTGCCTTCGACCAGAGAGTTCAGGATCTCAGGTCTCGGATTCTTCGAGCGGATCGCGTTCCAGAACGCCTTTTTGTAAGCGTCGGACGCACGACCCGTTTTCTGGTCTGCGGCGGGTTGCGCCGGCTTGCTCGTCAGCGGATCGGCAGTGGGTTTGTTGAGTACCGCATCCAGCGCAACCTGCCGCTCCAGCCGGTCGATCTCTTTGCCGAGGTTGACGACGTCGGATTCCATCTTTTCGTAGGTCGCTACGTCCTCGGCGGCGAGAAGGCCATCGGTGCCGCGCTTGGTGTCGAGAAATGCTTTTGCCGCGTCCCACGCTTTTGCACGCTTTTCGCGGAGTTCTTGAATCTGATTCATGTGTTTTTCTCCTTATTTCTTCAAAAGATTGAGCCGCTGTAAAAGCGGCTCTGCGGGAAATTTCGGTTCGGTTTTCGGTAGCTTGCTCAAGAGCGAATTCGTCACCGCCCGGCGGCTGAACTGGTAGCTGTTGATTGCAATGCCATCCGGCACACTCGTTTCGCGCGTCAGGATACCGTCCGCGAATCCGAGCTCGATCGCTTTCTGCGCGTTCATCCACGTTTCTGCGTCCATGAGGTGCGCAAGCTTCGCGCGCGACATGCCCGTTTTCAAGTAGAGTAGGGAAAAGCCGCCTTGCCGCCTTTCAGCGGCAGGTTTGCTTCACCCTCTCCCCAAACCGTACTTACCCCTCTCGGAGTATACGGCTCTCCATTGTTGTTTGGTCTTTACAACTCTGACGATGTATCTTTTTGTGACAATCTCGGCATACCACTAATGTTTTTCGCCGTTTGGCTATCATTGCACGTTCCCATGGCTCTTTACCTTTGAGGTCTTTCATCTTGTGGACGTGATGAATTTCATAATGGTCACTTTCGATGTTGCCACATAATTCACAGACATTTGCATTTAACCGTTGTTCAAAGGTGTTTCGCGTGCTGCCGTTCATCAGAGCGGCGTTCGTGATAAAATCGCATGCGCTACGCACCTTTTTGGCTTCGGTGTAATCTGCAAAGTATAATCGCTTCTCCCCGTTTTTTGTTTGATAGGGAATGCCCCAGTTCCCTTTACCGTCCTGATGTTGACTGACAATTTGGGAAATAGTGCTTTTGTGCTTGCCGGCCATGGTTTTCAAACAACTGTATTCCATAAGATAGGCAAAGAAATTCAACTTGCTGAAATTGCCCGCCAAAGAATAATAGTTGCATATTCCCCGCAATTCGGCGTTAAAGGTTGAAACGATTTCAAAGTCTGTTTGTCTGAACAAAGAAGGTCTTGCGATTGGGAATAGTGTTCCGTCCGCTTTTTGTTCCACCACACCCTTTGAAAACAGGAACTTATGGATTTTATCTTCAAGGGGTATTGACAATTCGGTGTTGTTGTTAAGCGTTCGTTTTTTCTTATTTCCCGCCGCTCCGTGTTTGATTTTCCCGTCACGCCGAACACGAACATCATAACCGAGAAAACGCGCGCATTCATTGCTGTGCGTGATAAGCGTTTTTTCTTCGCTGAGTTCCATTTTTAGGGTAATACTAGTAAACTCAGAAAGTTTGCGCTTTATTTCTACGCAGTCCTCACGATTCCCATTTACGGCGATGAGAAAATCATCCGCATAACGGATATACTTCATTTTCTTATCCGTTTGAGATTTGCAAGGCGTTTCCAGCAGTTGTTTTCGCCACGCCTGTGATTGTGCAATCAGAGCCGCTCTTTCTTCGCCCTCTGCCATAGTAATTCGGGGTTTGATACGAGCGCGCCAGCGTTGCAATCGATTGTATTCGGTAGTGTGGTCTTGCGTTGCGGGTCTGTCAAAATCAGCTTTAAGTTTCATTACAAACTTATCCAGTTCGTGCAGGTAGATGTTGGCAAGCAAAGGCGAGATTATCCCACCCTGCGGCGTACCGCTGTACGTCTTGTGATATTGCCAATCCTCCACATACCCCGCTTTCAGAAATTTGTAAATCAGTTTTATCAGCCGAGCGTCCTTGACTTTGTTGTTTAGCAAACCCACGAGAACGGCGTGATCGATATTATCAAAGCAACCTTTAATGTCGCCCTCAACAAACCATCTTGCGCCGTTAAACTCTTTTTTGAGCGATGTCAAAGCTGTGTGACAGCTTTTGTTGGGTCGAAAACCGTGAGAACAGTCCAGAAAGACTGGTTCATATACGGCGTCAAGTACCATTCGCAGAACCTCTTGCACAAGTTTGTCCGTAAATGTGGGTATTCCGAGCGGACGTTTCTTGCTTGGGTTGTTCTTTTTCTCAATGTAGGTTCGCCTTACAGGCGTTGGCTGAAAAGTTTCTTCCGTAAGCGACTTTATGATGTTCTCAATCTTCGCTTTGCTAAAACCGTCAGCCGTGTCATCATTTACACCTTTTGTTGCAGCTCCGTTATTGGCGTACAAGTTTTTATACGCTTCATAGTAGAGGTCAGGACGCAACAGATAGCGGAACAGTTTGGTGAACACTTCTTCTTTGTTCTTGCCAGAGTTATTTCGGATTCTTTCTAAAATATCCGTTGTTGGTTGCATTTGAGGGTTTCCTCCCTAATCAACATTTATTTTAGTACACAACAACTGCGTTCCTTTGCCATTATGACGGCGTTACCGTCCTTGACTACTACGAACGCTCCGTACCCTTGCGGAATTTTCAGACACTCAATGTCATAGCCTTGCGGCGTTTCCGTTTAGGGTATCCCCAGTTAGCTTTGTTAATAGGTGTGCAGATTGTCGGATATGCTTTTGTTCCGTTAGCACCGGTTCTCCGGTACATTTCACAAGTTGCGATAATTTATTGCGCTATGAGCTTACGCAATAAGACTTGTGATAAAGGTTTCAGGCACTTTCCTTTACTCCACAGCAGGGAGAATTGGGAACTCACATTCAACAAATCCAGTTTTATCCTCATATCTGCTTATCCTCGCGGTTCAGTCGTGTTCGATTGCCTTTGAACAACTTACCGCTTTCCTGCCGTGCTCTGTTCCCGTGCCAGCTTTCGCCTTTCGGTTAGGCAGGTGGATTACCGCATTATCGTGCGGTGTGATACCTTAGTTCACTTTTAACAAGACCCTATCTGGGCGCACCTCATATGCCGTAATGATGCTTTCTTTCACCTCATCCAGCATGGCGATTGCCTTCTGCATTTCCTCCGTGTCGCCGATCGCAACTGTTAATGGATTATGGATCATGAGCAAGCTCGTCGGTGCCATGAGTACCTCTGTGCCAGCCATGGCAATGACCGATGCCGCGCTTGCCGCAATGCCGTCGATCTTGACGGTGACGTTACCTTTATACTCGATTAGCATGGTGTAGATTTGGCTCGCGGCGACGCAATCGCCGCCCGGGCTATTGACGTAGATCACGATGTCACCCTGACCTGCGTTCAGCTGTTCTCTGAAAAGTTTCGGAGTAACATCGTCATCAAACCAGCTCTCCTCAGCAATTACGCCGTCGATGGTTAAGGTGCGAGTGTTATCTTCGTTTCGCACCCAGTTCCAGAATTGTCGTTTCAAGAAGAATCCTCCTGTCTGTTTGTTTTCTGCCTCTCGTTCTTGCGCGGCATTTTTGTGCTCGACCCGTTGTTCGCCGGATTCGCTTCCGAAGCGACTATTTTTTGCTGTGGGGAACCGAGGAGCATCATCGCTCCGTTAATGAGGTAAAGGTCCCCGCCGAGCTCTGGCGCGATGCGATCGAGGTTTTCCAGCTCGCGGATGTCGTTCGTGCTCATCCAGCCGTTCTGACGCGCAGTGGCATACCCGCTCATGCGAGAGGCGTAATCTCCGCGAAGAAGACCGTCGACATTGAACCGGATGAAGTACGTTGGTTTTTCGCTCTCGCTGAATAACGCCCGGCACATGCTCTGTTCCCAGCGCACGACCCAGGGATCGAGAGTGTACTTCACATATTCAAGTGACTGCTGCTCGATATTGCTGAACGACGATTTCTCCAAGTCCGCCAGCATGTGCGGCGGCACGCGAAAGATGCGCGCAATTTCATTGATCTGAAATTTCCGCGTCTCCAGAAACTGCGCCTGCTCCGGCGCGATACCGATCGCGGTATACTTCATTCCCTCTTCGAGAACTGCTATCTTATGCGCGTTAGAGCTCCCCTGATACGCCGCATTCCAGCTTTCCTTAACCCGTATCGGGTCCTTGATCGTACCGGGATGCTCTAATACCCCCGCGGGAGCCGCGCCGTTGGCAAAGAACTTCGCGCCGTACTCTTCGGTGGCAATCGCCAATCCGATGGCGTTCTTCGCCATGGCGATTGGGCTGTAGCCGATCAGGCCGTCGAAGCCGAGTCCAGGGATGTGCAGCACGTCTGTTGACGCTAGGTAGACGCGGCTATCCGAACCGAGCGTGTTGGGATCCTCCGACCCGCGCTGATACAAATAAAAAAGCCGGCCGTTCTGATCACGGTCGACTGTCATTTTGTTCGGCATGAGCGGGTAGAGTGCGACCACTTCGCCTCTGGCATTTCGGATGATCTGCGCGTAGGCATTGCCCCACAGAAGCAGGTGGCTCATGAGTGTTTCCCGAAACGCAAAGCTCGTCATTTCGGGGTTTGGTTCATCGTGCAGCAGCCGGTAGAGCGGGTGCTTAAACGCTTTTTCTTTGCCGCCGCTGTCATTGTATTTGTAAACGTTCAGTGGTAGCCCCGCGACGGTTTCGGACAGGATTCTCACGCAGGAGTACACCGCCGTCATCTGCATGGCGGTCGTTTCATTCACCGGCTTCCCGCTCGAAGTTCCACCAAAGAAAAAGCTGTAGCGGCTGCCTGCTGTAATGTTGGCGGGCTTATCCCGCGCTTTGAAAATACCGGAAAATATGTTCATCAGCACTTGCTCCCTTAAAAAAGCAGCCATTTGGCTGTTCTGTCTCTTGACATTACATCCAGTTGGATGTAATCTTTTTACATCCAACTGGATGTAATTTAATTTGGGGGTGTTCTATATGGAAAATTTCAGTCTCGACGGTTTTCAAGTTGCTCATCTGAAGAACGATGGAGTTTTGCGTGAGCGCCGAGTCATTCTCGGTTTGACGCAGATGCAGGTAGCAGAGAAAGCAAAGATCCCGCTGCAAAGTTATCAGCGTTTTGAAAGCGGGGATCGCGATATTCAAACAGCCTCGTTCCAGGTAGCTTGCCGCGTCATTGAGGCGCTGGATATGAACATCTCCGATTTTTTCCACGGTGAATATGTCTTCGGTGAGAGACTACTCGATTCCAAGGAAGGTCTGCGTTATGAGAAGACCGGTAAATTAATCACCGAGGATGTTGTTGAGTAACCACAGTCAGATCAGTAAAAGGCCTCGATCGTCATATACCGAGCCATTATTGTCATTGCCGCAGCGTAGCGCTCTATCAAGAGCCATGATTGTCGCCACGGCGCCATCGATTTTCTCGGTGCTTTTTTCTTTGTCCGGCTTGATGTTGCCGGCCGGATCGGTGCGGATGTAGATGTTGTCCATCATCCAGCGCAGAACTAGCTGGCCGCCGTGCGCAATCCTCTGCTCAAGCGTCAGCTTCATGAGCTCCTTCGTCGGCGGAGACATATCCTTAAATCCCTGACCGAACGGAACAACCGTGAACCCCATGCCCTCGAGATTTTGCACCATCTGCACCGCGCCCCAGCGATCAAACGCGATCTCGCGGATGTTGTATTTCATACCGAGCTGCTCGATGAACGTTTCGATAAACCCGTAATGCACGACGTTCCCCTCGGTGGTCAGCAGGAAACCCTGCTTCTTCCAGAGATCATAGTTCACATGATCACGTCGTACGCGCAGGTCGATGTTATCCTCCGGGATCCAGAAGAACGGCAGGATAAAGTATTTATCGTCATCATCGAGCGACGGAAACACAAGCACGAATGCCGTGATATCCGTGCTGGACGAGAGATCGAGACCGCCGTAGCAAATGCGTCCTTCGAGCGACTTGGGGTCAACTGGAAACGCGCATTTATCCCATACGTCCATCGGCATCCAGCGGATCGACTGTTTGACCCACTGGTTCAAACGAAGCTGACGAAACGCATTCTCCTCCGCGGGATTCTGCTGCGCGCTATCACATGCGGCTTTCACCTTGTCGATGCCTACCGTGATGCCGAGCGACGGATTCGCTTTCTTCCACACCTTCGGGTCGGTCCAGGAATCGTTCTCCTCGGCGCCGTAGATCACAGGATAGAACGTCGGGTCCGTCTTTCTGCGGTTCAGAATATCCTGTGCTTTTGAATGCACTTCCCAGCAGATGGAGTTTGTGTTGTCGCCGGCTGTGGTGATCAGGAAGTACAGTGGTTGCATCCGCGCGTCGCCGCTGCCCTTGGTCATAACGTCAAAGAGGCGACGGTTCGGCTGGGTGTGTAATTCATCAAAGATGACGCCGTGTGTATTGAAGCCGTGCTTATTGGCGACGTCTGCACTCAGCACCTGATAGTAACTTCCGGTCGGCAGGTACACGATCCGCTTCTGCGACGCGAGAATTTTCACACGCTTCGCCAGCGCCGGGCACATGGTCACCATGTCCTTGGCGACCTCGAACACGATCGAGGCCTGCTGACGGTCCGCGGCGCAACCATACACCTCGGCGCGTTCTTCATTATCGCCGCAGGTTAAGAGCAGCGCGATCGCGGCCGCAAGCTCTGATTTTCCATTCTTCTTTGGTATTTCGATATACGCTGTGTTAAATTGACGGTAGCCACTGGGTTTTAGTGTTCCAAACACATCACGGATGATCTGCTCCTGCCAATCGATGAGCAGAAACGGCTTTCCCGCCCAAGTTCCCTTGGTGTGCGAAAGACACTCGATAAATGCCACAGCATGATCGGCAGCCTGTTTGTCGTACACCGAATCCTTTGCTTTGAATGGAGTCGGCGTGTATTTCTTCAGTTTTCGTAGCATCACCGCCTCCTCCTATGAAATCAAAACGGAGGCCCGCGTGAGCCTCCGTGTCCGGCTTGGTTTGGTTATCGTGCGCCGTTGGGGCAACCGCCCTATCCGCCTTTTGAACCGCTCTGTAGCGGCGACGTTGCGCGACGCGGCGTTACGGTGATTTATGCGCCGAATATGTCCGGATGGCCATCTTGTACCGCAGCTTTCAGGATGTCCGCGTCAAACCCTGCCGCTCTGTACCCTTCCAGAAGTGTGCTGTAATAGTAAGCGCTGGGCTTATTCTGTGGTTTGCCGCTGATTAAAATGAAAATCAGCGCATCCACCGGAGACCCGTCGCGACGCACTTTGATCGTCGCTTTCCGATACAGTTCCGGCACACCGAACCAGCGCTCGAGCGCTGCTTCATCCTGCATTGAAATCTCCCACAGCAGCGCGGGAACAATGCTGCCTTTCGCCTTTTCGATTGTCACCAGTGCGCCGGCCCTGCTGCCGCGAAACGCGAGTCTGTAGTTCTTCAGCTCCGCCGTGCCGATCAGCTTTGCGGTCGGGCAATGCTTCGCCATCTCACCGCGGTTCACACCAACACCATATGCGGCAAATACTCGGTTACTCAAGCTCGCCCTCCTCAATCTTCACACAGGAGTCCTCATTATGTAAAGCTCTACATAATGAGGATTATGCGGTCAAAATAGTTATGTAGAGTAGCCATCAATAAAAGGCTTTAATATTCGATTTCTTCAATAATTACTCTACATAAATTGCATATGTTGACATGATGACAGATACTCCTATTATCAATAAAACGGGAGGTTCTATCATTATGGCAAACGTATCTGAATTAGTTGCTATGGCATCAAAAACATTTAAAGAACAAAAATTTTGCGATGCTCTCGTCCGAAAATACGTTGCTATCTGGCGGAAACTGCAGGTTTACGCTCAAAAGTACCGTATTGATGAATTCTCATGGTACTTGGCTCGGGCATTCCTACAAGAGGAATACAATATTGATATAGCAGGAGACGATATCTATTCGGCTGACTGCAAAAAATTTCATTACACAACTGTTCGTCCACTGCTTTATCTTCTGCTTTTACAGAATGACGTCGGATTAATACGAACCACAAAGATTGGCATCATATCGCTTGAATCCTACTCGGAGGTACTTGACAGGTTCGTGTCTTCTTGTATGGAGCGTCATCTTAAGCAAAGCACTATAGATAGCAAGCTATGGACAATAAGACCGTTTCTGATGTATTTAAAGCAAAACGGCGTAGCATCTACATCAGAGTTGAAAACGCTTGGCAAAGAGAAGATATCAGGATTTACGCATTTCCTGACTGTACGCGCATTAAATACCATCTCAGATAAAGTCAATGCACTCAGAAGCTTCCTCCTGTTCTTATATGAAAATCAGTTTGCTGAACAGGATCTTTCCGTTTATGTGCCCAAGGTTTCAGCAAGGAAGCAACGGCTTGCACATACATGGACAATCGAAGAGACAACACGCCTGCTGAATGCCATTGAGCGTGGGACATCGGTAGGCAAGAGAGATTACGCCATTTTTATGCTGGCGATACATTTGGGAATGCGTTCCGGTGATATTTTGTCTCTCACTTTTAAAAACATTGACTGGACCAAATGTTGCATTCACTTCGTACAGGAAAAAACAGGGATCCCACAAGAGTTGCCACTTAGCGAAGAAATTGGCAAAGCAATCATAGATTACTTAAAATTCGGGCGTCCTGACGATCCAAGCCCTTATATTTTTGTAAGACACACCGTACCATTCGGTAAAATAGACCGATTCTGGTACCAGATGCAAAGATATCTACGCATAGCAAAAATCAGTGTGGAGAGCGAAAAGCCTCATGGTCCACATACATTACGGTTCTCGCTCGCAACACATATGATGGATGCGGGAATTGAGTATGAAACCATATCGGCAGTTTTGGGACATTCAGATCCTGCCTCCACGAACAGGTATCTCCGTGCAGACATTGAAAAGCTCCGCCTGTGTGCGCTTAATCCGGAGGAGGTGCTGGCCAATGCGTAAGTCAAATGTGATTTTTATGCCTGATTTTACAGGCCCAATAGCCGAACATTTGAAGCAGTTCCTTGAGGAGAAGCGGGCTCTTGGTCGTAAATATACATCCGAGTCATATAGGCTTCTCCAGATCGACCGAATAAGCAAGGAACTAAATATTGCACCAAACACCCTTCCGAAGGAATTAATTGATGCGTGGTGCGTTCGAACGTTTAATGAAAGCATTAAGACATGGCACGCCCGGATAACAGTTACAACACAGCTTACAAACTATTTCATCGCCCGTGATCTTCCTTGCGCGAAAACAATGATCCATCTGGACGGTACCCGAACAAATTCAAAATTTGTGCCACACATTTTCACAGCAGATGAGATAAAGCGGCTGTTTCTTGCAGCAGATGCCCTTAACGCGCCTTCAAACAGTCCGCACAGAAGGGATGCCGCGTCATTGCTCTTCCGGGTGCTGTATTCATGTGGGCTGCGTCTCAACGAGGCTCTTGCACTTACTGTTGAAAACCTTGACTTGGAAAATGGCATAATCACTGTAAAGGGCGGCAAAGGGAAGGTTGACCGTTATGCTCCTATGAGCAGAGAACTTACTGTGCGATGTCAGACCTACAAAAATAATGTCCTTGATAATGTTAATGATTCCAGTATCTTCTTTGCAGCGCCCGATGGCGGGAAATATGCGATGACAACTGTTTCGTACATGTGGTACCAGATATTGAAATCCGCAGGCATACCTAAAAATGAAGATGGTCCTCGCATCCATGATCTGAGGCACACTTTTGCCGTTCATTGCCTGAAAAAATGGGTCGACAACGGTGAGAAAATCAACGCATTGTTTCCTGTCCTTTCTAGCTATATGGGGCATGTAAACTTAAACTCAGTCAACAAATATTTGAGGCTAACGGCAGATGTGTTTCCTGACATCACCAAACTCGTTGAAAGGCACTATGGGTATATCGTGCCAAACGGAGGGTATGTCTATGAGGAAGAATAATCAATTTCAGTTGCTGCTCGGTAGCTTCCTGAGTGAATATCTGCCCAGTCAGCGAAACTTCAGTACTAACACGATTTCGTCCTATTGCGATGCCTTTAGGCTTTTTTTAGCCTTCTTGAAATCGGGCAAAGGAATCGAACCTAATCAGGTCAAATTTAAAGATGCAGACCGTGAAACCGTAACCTCATTTCTGAACTGGCTTGAAACGGAAAGAAAGTGTTCCGCTTCGACAATAAATCAGCGATTGGCAGCCATACACTCCTTTTACAAATATGTCCAAGGTGAAGAACCACAGTTAATAAGCTTATGTCAACAGACGCTGAACATTCCTAATCGCAAATCTCCTGAAAAGTATGTATCATATCTTGGCAAGGAAGACCTTGAGCTGATATTACGACAGCCCGACACAACGACGAGCAAAGGGCGCCGGGATCTGACTTTGCTTTGTGTTCTTTATGATACCGGTGGCCGCGTGCAGGAGATAGCCGATCTCACTGTATCGTCCGTAAGACTGCAGGCACCGGCACAGATAAAGCTGGTCGGTAAAGGGAACAAAACGCGCATTGTCCCATTAATGGAACAGACAACAATTCTGCTATCGAGTTACATGCAGAAGAGCAATTTACTGTACGGGCAGTCAAACGAGCATCCTGTCTTTTTTAATCATAGGCATGAGGCACTAACAAGATCCGGAATTGGATATATCCTGCAGAAATATGCGGCAGCTGCACGAAACGCACAGCCTACCATTCCGGAAAAAGTTACACCCCATATTCTGCGCCATTCGAAAGCGATGCATTTGCTTGAAGCAGGCGTAAACATAGTCTACATACGTGACATACTTGGTCATGTTAACATCGCCACAACTGGAATTTATGCACGTTCTAATCTGGAAATGAAGCGCAAAGCTCTAGAAAAGGTTGCGTTTATTCCCGATGTAAGCGCGGTTCCCTTCTGGACAGAGGATAAGGATTTACTATCTTGGCTTGAAGGGTACGGCAAATCTCTGTAATTATTATGCGGAGTAAATTAGAGGAAGTGCGTGTCAAACACACACTTCCTAATCGTTTACTCTACATAATAATTTTCACCGCATAATCCACGTTGAAAACTACGCCGAGGGTGCTTCCGTTGCTCCATTTCGCAAAAATGGTACCAGCATCATCAACCCAAGTAACGACCCCGATGGTGCCTGCTGGAATGTGTGTGTAGGGGTCGTTCATGTGTACCAGCCGCACCTTCGTACCAGGCTTGTAATATTCTTTGAGCTGTTTCAGCAGCTCCGGATGAATTCCGTTCATGCATCACCACCCGCCTTCTGCTTCGCATATGAAGAGCTACCCGAGAGGTTTCGCAGAAGAACTTTACGCGAATCCTTGAACGCGTCGCCGATAAATCCGATTCTCAGAAGCAGACAACGTAGCGCGTAACGGTCGCTTTCAACAGGGCGCTCGGCTGCAAGTGCGCGCTTCTGCGTCCGCGCCAGTTCGCAAAGCCCCAGTACCAGTTGGTAGTAGGCCGTGATCTCCGTTTGGTCGTCGGTCGGCCTGAACCATCCGAATTCTATCCGGTCAGCGTGCTCCGTGATTGGCAGGATGTTTGTGCCGAGCGACTTTTTCAGCAGCGTCGCTTTGCTCGCAACCAGCCGTCGCAGGTTCTCCATTGCAGTGGGCGTCATGTCGTCCTTCGGCATCTCGACCGAAAGCCGGTCAAGGCTGTCGAGTGTAGGTGTCATGATTTCCTTCCTTGGCGTTTCAATGATCTGCTGTTCCGCGGGCTTCAATGGCACGCCGATCCGTTCGCCAATGAAGCCGTCATGTGCCAGTTCGCGGACGAGCATGTCGATCTGCGCCGCGTCCGCGTCGTTCGGGCAGGTGATCGTACCGTTTTTATCAACGGTGTACTTGCCTACCTGAAACGCGAAACTCGGCGCGCCGAGGTATCGTGTCGTATCCTGCAGCACGTCCCGCATGACCGCGACCATCGCCTTTCGTCTGTCCCCTGTAACGTTGTACTTGATCTGCATATGATTACCATCCTTTCGTTTTTGTAGTCATATACATTGATCAAGCGGGTGTGAGTATCAAGCTATTTATCTGTGTTTTCGGCTATTTCTTTGTACGGAATTCGCTCGCCGTTGCGAATCAGGAACACGTCGTCGGAACCATTCAGCTGTTCGACGGTTCTTCGAACGATCACATCACAGTACTTTTCATCCAACTCGATCATACGGCAGACGCGATCCGTCTGTTCGCAAGCGATCAGGGTACTGCCGCTGCCGCCGAACGGGTCAAGCACGATGCAGTTCGCCATGCTGGAGTTCAAAATCGGATATGCTAAAAGCTCCACGGGCTTCATGGTCGGATGGTCGGCGCTCTTCTTCGGTTTATCAAACTCCCAAATAGTCGTCTGCTTCCGGTCGGCGTACCATTCGTGCCGACCCTTTTTCTTCCAACCGAATAAAACTGGTTCATGCCGCCATTGATATGGGCTGCGCCCCAGAACTAATGACTGCTTCTTCCAAATACATGTGCCGGAGAGATAGAATCCCGCCTCAGAAAACGCCTTGCGAAAGTTCAGACCCTCGGTATCCGCGTGGAACACATAGATCGATGCGTCGTTCGCCATGCAGGCTTCCATATTCTGAAACGAAGCGAGCAGGAAATCATAGAACGCGGAGTCGGTCATGTTGTCGTTTTTGATCTTCCCGGCGCTACCTTCGTAGTTAACATTGTAAGGGGGATCTGTGACCACGAGGTTGGCCTGCTTTCCGTCCATGAGAAGGTCGAACATATCCCGCTTGGTACTATCGCCACACACCAGACGATGTTTGCCGAGCAGCCACAGGTCGCCCGGCTTTGTGATCGCCGGTTCCTTGAGCGCTGCATCCACATCGAAATCATCATCATGAACATCGGCGCGCTGCGCATCTTTGAACAGCGCATCCAACTCAGGGGCGTCAAAGCCGGTCAGGGAGACATCGAAGTCCACGCCTTGCAGATCTGAGATCAGAAGCGCCAGTTTATCCTTGTCCCACTCGCCGTTGATTTTGTTCAGCGCGATGTTGAGGGCTTTTTCTTTTTCTTCGCTCATTTCCACGACGACGCATTCGACCTCGGTTACGCCGGTGTCGATCAGCACCTTTAATCGCTGGTGTCCACCGACAACGTGGCCGGTAGTCTTGTTCCAGATCACCGGTTCCACGTATCCGAATTCTGTAATCGATCGCTTCAGCTTCTCATATTCGGGATCACCGGGTTTGAGGTCTTTGCGCGGATTGTAATCAGCCGGTACTAGCTTATCGACCGGCAGTGTTTGAATGACCATGCTGAGCTCCTTTTGATACTATTTTTCGCAAGCCTGCCTGTGCCGCCATGAGATTTCCCGCAAGTGCCTGTCCGCGCAGCGTCTTGCGCTGCTGGCTCGTCAGCCGATGATACTTGAGCGAGTGGAGAAACGATTGCATTTCGTCCATACTTATTTCCCCTTGCGCGCGGACAGCAGTCGTTCCATGACGTCATCCTGCGGATTCGCGCCAGAATAATCAGCGGCGCAGTTCTCTCTGACGATCTGGTAAATCTCAAACCAGAGCCGGTTTGTCTGTGCCATGTAGTTCTGGCTCATAGCTACGTAGGGTGATTGGATCGCGCTTCCGGTAGTCGGATGCTTTGCTAAGAACCCGTATTCTGTAATCGCTATTTCACACTGAATCCAGCGCGCCGCGCTCATGGCATACCGCTCGAGCACCTGAGGGGAAACGATCTTCGCACATCCGCGCTGTTCCAGCCAGGTCCAGGTCCGCTCGTAGATCGTTGCGGCAACGAGCGGCTTGCCGTCCTTCTGAACGGCAGACAACATCTCCCGCGGTTGCGGCATTTCCGCGCCCTGCAATTCAGCAGCATTCGGAAATTCTATGACGGTCAGCTTCCTCTTGCCGGGATTTCCGTCGAGCATCTTATCTGCCAGCGGTTTTTTCTTCTGACCCGAACCGGGGCGAGACCCGCCGTGACCGTTTGCCATATCCGTTTCCTCCCCAAAATAATAAGAGGGGCTATTCCCTCTCTTGAAACCGCGAAAGTTTGTACGCGACCCGACCGCGTTGACCAAATTGAATTGTACGCAAGATATACATACCCCGCCTAAGTCGTTTCGCGCGCATCATCTATATTTCGTGTTGCTGCATCCGATCGTGATCTTCGAATGACAGCTCTTACATAGCGACATGAGGTTGCGCTCGTCGTGTGTTCCACCGTTTGCCAACGGAACAATGTGATGCACCTCCTGCGCCGGCGTTAACCTGTTCTCCAGGCGGCACTGCTCGCATAAGGGATGCAGCAGCAAAAACCGCGCACGGATCTTCTTCCACGCGCGGCCATATCGTTTGTTGGTGTCAGGGTCGCGAAGGTAATGATTGTACTGATGCTCCGCAACCTGCCTGTGCTCGTCGCAGAACCTACCGTCGGTCAGTCTGCTACATCCGGGGTAGGAGCACGGGCGCTTCGGTTTGTATGGCATCCTGTTCCTCCCGGGCATGAAAAAACCACCGGGGATTTCTCCTCGATGGCTTTCTACACTGCCATTCTACTATATCTGAAGATAACATCAACTCTCATTTACTCTCATCTTTTGGAACCAGACGGATAAATGAAGAGCCACCGCAGGATTTCTCCCTCGGTGGCCCGCGCCTAAACTTTCGACACAGCCATTTTACTATATCCGAAGATAACATCAACTCTCATTTACTCTCCAATTTGCACGGGGTACAATTTTCTTCAGCGCAAGGTCCCGCATCCGGTACGTATGCTGAATGCTGTACCCCATCTTCGCAGCAACCTCCTCCCAAGAGTGTCCACAGAGGAAGCGGAGTTCAAGCAGTGTCTGACACTCCTTGTTATCAACAGCCTTGATTGCGGCAACAATCTGACGTTTGATGTCTATCAGCCGATGAATATCGCCGTCGATTTCCGTCTGAAGATCTACAATCTTTGCAACGGCATCTGCCATAGATGATACGCTGTGACTAGGATCGTGCGGCATGCCGGTGATAGACGATGAACATTTTTCTGCCAGTTCGTTCAAGGAAGCAATCTGCCCCAGCTTACTGTCAATGCGAAGATCCAGCCGATAAGCTTCGCTCAGATAATCTAAGGATGTCATATCAGCCCACCTCCATTGCGCGAACCTTGCGCAGCAGTGCTTCGCCATTCAGATCGGAGAGCATCTCAAACCACCCGGATCGAAAGAAGCGTTCAACGGAATCTCGCTCATTTTCTTTTCTGATGATCTTTTCGCGCAGCACCCGCTTCCGTTTATCTGTCCTTGCCTCCTCCGTATCCAGGGCTTGCGTGTGAGGGTGACGCTTCAGGAAGCGAAGCGCCTGACGATAGTCCTTGACTGCCTGAACAATAATGGCATTTGCAAGATTCTCATAGGGTTCCATAATCGTACCTCCGAATTTATTTAGTCCACTCGGATTGGCACGGATTGTCATTGTTTGTCGTAGTTTGTCTCAGATTTGCAGCTCGGCCTTCACCGCCGCAATCAACGCAGACTGCGTGCGATCTTTGGCAGATAGCTCGCTCAATATTCGTTCGTCGATGGTCCCTTTTGCAACGATGTGCTGAACCACAACCGTTTCGGCGTTCTGGCCCTGCCGCCATAAGCGGGCGTTAGTCTGCTGGTAAAGTTCCAAGGACCAGGTCAACCCAAACCAGATAATCGCGGAGCCGCCGCTCTGCAGGTTCAGGCCATGCCCGGCAGAGGCAGGATGCACCAATGCCACGGGCAGCTCGCCAGCGTTCCACTTTCGGATGCTTTCCGGAGTGTCGATCTGCGAAAATGGAATGTGGAGCTTTTGCAGCCGCTCGGATATCCGGGCCAAATCGTGCCGGAACCAGTAAGCCACCAGCACCGGTTTTCCGTTTGACGCTTCGATCAGATCTTCCAGTGCGTCCAGCTTGCGGTCATGTATCGCAATGGTATCTCCATCATCGGTGTAGATCGCACCATTTGCCATCTGGCACAATTTGCCGGAAAGCGACGCAGCGTTTGCAGCAGTGATTTCACCATCCGGAATTTGTAGCACGAGGCTGCTTTTCAAATCGTTGTAACGCTGATGCTCTTCGTTGGAGAGATGCACTTCATATTCGCAGCTGATCAGTTCCGGCATGTTCAGATGGTCGGTTGCCTTCATGCTGATCGTGATATCTGCGATTTTGTCGTAAATCCGTTTTTCGGCATCCGGCAGCGGCTTGTAGCTGAAGATCACCTGTCCGTTGCGCTTATCGGGGACAAAGTAGTCGGTGCGGTACTGGCCGATAAACCAACCGAGCCGCCTACCCATATCCAAGAGCCGATATTCCGCCCATAAGTCCATCAGGCCGTTTGCAGAAGGGGTACCCGTCAGGCCAATGAAGCGTTTCACCTTAGGTCGCACCTTCATCAGAGCCCGGAATCGCTTTGCCTGATGATTCTTGAAGGAGGACAGCTCGTCAGCCACAACAGTGTCGAACTGAAACGGCATCTGGCTTTCCTCAATGAGCCACTGGACGTTCTCGCGGTTGATGATGTAGATATCTGCGGGCTTCATTAGAGCTGCTCGGCGCTCTGCATCGGTCCCGACTGCCACGGAGCAAATGAGGTTCTGAAGATGATCCCATTTATCTGCTTCAGCCGGCCATGTTTCCCGTGCCACTCGCAACGGGGCTATCACCAGAATGCGATGCGCCTCAAAGCTGTCAAACAACAAGTCATTCAGCGCCGTTAGCGTGATAACCGTCTTACCCAAGCCCATGCTCAAGAAAATCGCGCTAATGGGGTGGCTCTCGATGAACTCCGTGGCATAGGTCTGGTAGTTATGGGGTGTGAAATTCAGGCGTACCATCTCGGCATCTCCCTTTCAGCAAGGTCAAAGATGAAGTCGCGCCCTTTCGCCGTCCACAGAAGTATCGGCAAATCATAGCCGTTTTCCAGAGTCACAATCCTAGGAAGGGCGATGTTTTCATTCAAGTATTCGCTATAGAGCCGCCACGTCGGCGAGCCATTTGGTTTATATTGGATGCGGCAGTCTTTCAAAAATTCATTCAACCGCCGGGCACTGATCCCTAGTTGCTCCGCGATCTCGCCGATTTTATAAAGTCCCACCGTGTCGGTTTGCCCCTCATATTTGGCGGCAGTGAGCTGTAGCACCTTGTTCTGGCTTTCGAAGGCTTCCCGCGCCTCCTCTGCTGCCACGAGGGCAAGCAGGGCTTCCTTGTAATTTTGAGGAGCAAGCCTGCGTTCCATTTCGTTGAATGCCGCGATGTACGCTTTCTTAAACTGCATCGCCTTTTCGCCGTTATATCCCATGACCAGAAGCGTGAAACCGTCGCGGGAAATAAGATACTCGGGCTGCGACTTACTCTGTTCATTCATGTATGAGGACTGTCCAAAATTGGACGCACCCCATTGCGCATCGTTTTCAATGATGTTGCGGATGTCGCGCATAACATGCTGATGGTTCTTCTCAAACACCCGCGCGATGTCACGACTTGACACGACCGCTTTGCCGCCTTTTTCGGTGTGGCCGAGGTTTATCAATTGATTATCCATTTCCAATACCCTCCAAAATCTGTATAATCTGTTCAGCCCTATCAAGCACGTAGACCTTAAAGCCTAATCGCTGCAGCATCCGATGTCTCGCTTCCTGCAAAGGGCGCGGCACCTTACCAGGAGCCTTGACCTCTACAAATCCCATGCGACCACCAGGCAGAAGCACGATACGATCCGGCATACCGTCAAAACCAGGGCTCATGAACTTCGGTGCAATGCCTCCCATGTCTTTTATGGCTATGACGAGCTTTTTCTCGATTGTTTTTTCTCTCATTTGCACTCCATTTTCGGTACAAGTGGCACAACGCCACAACTTTTTCCCTATATATATACGCGCGGGTGTAGGTACAGGCTCCCATTCTCTTAATGTAAAAAAAGGCATTTCTAATATAAGGGAAAAAGTTGTGGTTGTTCGTTCCATCAGATTCGCATATAGAGCCGCTGCTTCCCGTATATGGGCTGCCGCTGCGTCGTTTTGGTTCTTTCCCAACCGGGCACCTGTGTCATAAGCGCCGCAATCGCGTAGCTGTCGGTTGGCTTCAAATCCTGAAAGCTTCTTCCAAAGCACTCACACCAGATTTCGGCGTTGCTGACAAACTCTCTGGATACGGTGCCTGAAGCAATCACCGGACTGATCGGATTGGACAGAAACTCACGCCGGGCATAGATGTCCATGCCGTCCCAGTTGCTGGGTAATAGCGTGTTCAGGTACTCCTCCACCATGCCAATGCGCTCATCGACTTCCATGGCGCTTCGCTGCGCTTGCTCAGCAGCTTCGAGAATGTCACCCTCCAGGTACAGCGCTTCGCCTGACTCGTAGATCGCTTTTGCCTCAGCCCAGAACTGATCGCGAAAATGCCGATCAAAACGCCATTTCTGCTTTTGTTTTTGCTGATGCAGCTTGATGATCCAGAAGCGGCGGTTGCCGGTGATATCGCGCAGATACCCACGCTCACCGTTGACCGTGGCGATAATGACGCACTGCCGCGGATGACTTTCGACGGTCCTGCCATAACTCGGACGATACTTATCATCCGAGGTGGAAAGGAACGACTTCACTTTTTCGATGTCGGCTTTCTTCATACCGGCCAGCTCGCCGATCTCCACCACCCAGAAGCCTTGCAGCTTCTCCGCGCCGGACTTATCGTCCATATCGGTCAGGGAGAGCGATTCGGAGTAGTATTCTGGTGTTACCAGATCTTTCACGATAGAGCTTTTTCCGATCCCCTGTTCTCCGTCCAGCACGGGCACGCAATCGAACTTCACGCCGGGCCTGTAAATACGAGCGACCGCTGCTGCGAAGGTCTTTTTTGTTACGGCGCGCACATACGTCGTGTTGTCGGCTTTCAGATACGTGATGAACAAATCCTCCACACGCGGCACGCCATCCCACGGTGGTAAAGCGTCCAGGTAATCCCGGATGGGATGAAAGTGACGGTCATCGGCGGCCTTCATGAATGCAACATCGTGGTTGCGGCTGGAAAACGGGAGATAGCGGGCGTCGATGAGCGACTTCAACTGCGCGGTGTCGGCATCTCGCCAGAAAAGGTTACCTTCAGGTCTTTCCCACGGAAGTTCGCCCGTGACCTGGATGCGGTTTGCCAGTTCGTTATACGCAAATCCTGCGAAATCAGGATCATTGTTCAGAATCAGGTTCAGATTCCAAACGCTGTTCTCGAGAACGCTGCTGCGCGTCATGTATTTGAGTTGCTTTCGCCAATCTTCTTGCTCATCAAACTCTTGGCTCGCGTTTGCTACACGCTCCTGCGTCATAAGCAACTTGACCTGATCGTCCTTGCTGGCAAAATCCATCATGGCGGCAAAGGACTTTTTATCATCATCGTCAGCGAATTTATGGATGCGGACGAGATCAAAAGCGTTGAGCAGCTTCCCGCAGGCGGGATCGGTCGCATGATGGCTGTATACGAACTTGTCATCGTAGATCACCACGCCCGCACTGCTGTCGGCGGGAATGTAATCGTAGCGACCTTCCATAATCGAAGGCTCATATATGTCAGCGAGGAATGCTGCAATCGCTGCCTCGATGCCATATGTTCGGCAGAACGCGCCTACGACGCCGCGCTTGTCAAGCGGATCATCCTGCGGCTTTTTGCTACCCTCACGAACGGCGCTCTCGCGGGACGAGGTCGGCAGCAGAGAACAGTCTTTCCAGTTCGGGTGCGCCGCAAGATAGGCGTCCGGGTCGAGCCAATCGCCATCGACGCGCTGAAACAGGTATTCTCCGTTTGCCGGCGTTGTCGGCCAGTACATGAGCTGGTGCGGACGGTACGAACACTCATCGAACTGGTCGATGCCCCATTCATCGGCGAAGTAGCGTGAGATAGCGACGAACTCATCCGGGGTGACGTCTCGAGACATGGGTACGATGACGCGGACGCGCGGCGCTTCCGGTGTGTGCCCGTGGGTGGTGTAAAGGCAGGCGGCATACTTGCAGCCGGAGATGAAGCGGGCAAGGAAGTCGACGTCAGCATGGTCGCAGTCCAGCGTCAGCATGGAGCGACAGGCAACATTCTCACGCTTGCGGCGATTATCGCGGAGCTGACCTCCTACGAAACCACCCTTGTCCTTGATGCGATCGCGCTCCGCTTTCGGCAGCTTCTGGTATTCCTCCACGGACTCAGTCGTGCGGATGGTCTGTTCCAACCGCACGCAGAGTTCATCAAAGGTGATCGTTTTATTCGGCCAAGTCTTGGCAAAGCAGCTATTTCCATATGCGACGGGCAAATTACGCATATTCGCAGCCCTCCATGAAAGCATCCCAGGCAGAAATGGGATAGCTATTAACCGTTCCAAAGCGCTCATCGTTGGTTTCACATTTTCGAATCTGTATGGCGCGCGCGCGGCAATACGCCGAGAGCTGTTTGCCCATGAACTGGCACTGCGCCGAAGTCCATCCCTTTTTGAACATGCCGTTATATTTCGCGACAGTGAAAAACCGGATCGATTCGTTCAGCGCGATTTCGAGCGTTTCCTTTTCCTCCAGTAAGCCGAAGATGCGACGCTCCGCTTCAATTGCGCGCCGGTGCGCGATCTGCAGCGCGCGCTCCATGATCTTGTCCGGCGCGTTCCATGCTTCCTCGCAGCTGATAAAATAAGCGCGGCATTGCTTGCCCTTGGCGGTGCGTTGGAGCATGCACAGTTCCTTTGCCATCGGAATGGTTATCGCGTGGTCGGTCTTTGGTTTGCCTGGGAGTCCGTCAGACCTATTCGTCAAAAATGACGAATAGTCTTTCCCTTCGCTGAAGCCGTATTCGCACATCCTATCAAACCATTTCGCGTATTCTGAGCCTATTTCGAGCAAAGCGTGAAGCTCCCGTCCACTGACGGTAGGTTTTTCGCTTTCATATTGGATGGTGATCATTTCATTCATTTGACTTGTACCTCCTCGCATTTTGAATTGAAGCGACGAATTCGCATGCCGCGCTTCTCGGCTTTTTCGATTTCCTTTGCCATACCGGCAGAGACCTTTTCACCGAAAACCCACACTTCGGCGCATTTGCTCATGATGACAGTGCCGAAGAAAAGTCCCAACTCACGCTCTTTGGGGTCGGTGTCGTTCAGGAACTGTGGAAACAGCAGATGCGGCGCGATTGGGATGAATCCCATCTCCACCGCAAACCGGCAGTAACCATGCGCAGCTTTTACATTCTTCTCAATATCCCCCGCATATGGAGAGCAGATGAAGACGATCGGCCGGAAGGCACGATGTGTATCTTCCTCTTTTTCTATCAGCGATAAAGCTTCATATGCAGTCGGATCATAGTAGCCCTCGCCATTACGGATATCTATGCTCAATTTACGAGCCCCCTTTCTGGACAGGTTGCAACACCCACCTCTACTATTCACTGGATGTTGCACCCTTGTTTTGACGAAAAATATCAATCTTTTCTATAGAAATCCGCCTCGTAACCATCGGCGCGCAGCAGCAGGTCCTTTGCCCAGGGTGGCGTCCTGCCCATCTGGTTGCAGACAGCCTGCAGCGAAATGTCCGGATCGGATTCGATGACGACCTCATCGTGGACGTGCATGACGATGGCGTATTCTCGCAGCGTTTGCATGGCGTAGCACAGAATGTCGCGCGCTGTAGCCTGCACAATATTCTCCACAAATTTGGGGCCGTAGCTATCCAATCGCTCCCATTTCTTAGTGCTGCCGACACCTTCGTAAGTGATGCACTTTCCACCGAATTTGTTTTCGCCGATGCGCGGTTTGACGTAAGCAAGCTTCCGGCCGGAAGGTAGTGTGATGAACAGCATTCCGCTTTGGCAGGAAAAAGTGATGCCGTGCGTCATGTTGGTGTGCTTATTGCGAACGGCATCCATAGCGGCACGGTCTACATCCCACCAGAACTTCACGATCTCGGGATTGGTCTTTCGCCACGCGTCAACAAGTGGCGCGAGCTCCTCTTCCGTAAGACCCATGTCCAGCGCGCCCATCGCTTTCAGCGCGCCGACCGATCCGCCATATCCAAGCGCCAATTCCGCAATTTTGCCTTTTTGCCTCAGGTGACCGTTGACACCATGCTTCTCAACCGGAACTCTGAACATCTGTGAAGCGGAGGCGCAGTAAATGTCATCGCCTTTGGCAAAGACCTCCTGCCGCCACTGCTCACCGGCGAGCCAGGCGATGACACGGGCTTCAATCGCCGAGAAGTCAGCCACAATCAACTTGGCGCCCGTCCTTGGAACAAAAGCAGTGCGAATGAGCTGGGACAGCGTATCCGGTACATCTTCGTAGAGCATCTTTACCGCGTCAAAGTCACCGTTGCGGACGAGTCCGCGGGCTTGCTCCAAATCCTCCAGGTGGTTTTGAGGCAGGTTTTGCATTTGAATGAGTCTGCCGGCCCACCGCCCGGTCCGATTCGCTCCGAAGAATTGGAACATTCCGCGCGCGCGACCATCGGCACATACCGCGGTATCCATTGCCTGGTACTTCTTGACGGAGGACTTGGCCAGCTGTTGCCGAAGCGCAAGCGCGTCCCCGAGTGGTTCCGGTGCTGTTTTCAAAAGATCTGCAACCGATTTTTTGCCAAGCGTATCCGTTTCCAACCCGTTGTCCGCAAGCCATAGCTTCATCTGCTGCACTGAATTCGGGTTATCCAGTTCCGTTATCTCTTTCATGGCGGCGATTAGTTCTACTCGTGACCGGTTGTCCATGTGAATGGCCTGTCTGACCAGCGTCATATCCATCGCAACACCGCGGTCGTTTATTTCCTGATCGTGGTGGTATTCATCCCAGATGCTATCCGGAACCTGGAAATTAGCGAGTTTCTCCTGAATGGACAGCTCCGTTTCCACATCGCGGGCGTTATAGCGCTTGAACGCGGTCCATTTTTCCGCCGCGTGATGCGGGTAATTGCGGGTGCGCTGACCGTTGGACGTCGTTGGCGCGCAAGGCTGGCAGAAATACTTGATGAGTTCCTTGCCTTCGGTCAGCTTCTGTTTTTCGAGGCCGAGTACAACGCCGACGCCCTCGAGAGAAAGCGGCAGACCCATTGTGGCGGCCCAGACCATAGAGCATCTCCATGCTATTGGGTCGAGGTATTCGCCGGTGGGCATTCCGAGGAACCGGGAAAGACAGATTCGTTCAAAATTAGCATTGAATGCCCATTTCGTTACAGTCTCATCCGTGAGCGCGGCTCTGATCTCATCCGGCAACCTTTCACCGCATGCAAGGTCGACCACCTGCACTTCTGCGCCGTCGATGCTGTACCCGAGCAACAAAATCTCGAAATCCGAATCTTCCGCGTATTTGTAGACACCGCATTTGTGCAAAGGAGCACTGCTGAACGTTTCAATATCGATAGAAAGTGTTTTCATTTCTGGTCACCCTTTATGTGGGGTGGGCGGCAAAGAAGCTCCTTGCCGCCAACCCCAGATTCTTATTTGTACTCCTGCATGCGTTTCTCGTGATACTCTTTATCACGGGCGTCCCGTTCCGCATCTCGCTTCGCCGTCTTGCGACTGTAAACGATGCTCTGGATCATAGAGACTATGAGGGATCCGCAAAAAATCGCATACAGCCCCAGAAGGATGTTCACTAATGTCATTGACATGTTTTTGCCATCCTTTCTTAAGACAGGAAGTCCGCATCTTCTTCGGTTGTGAAATCGGACTCAGCGCTGTTCTTGCCACCGAGCGGCTCACCGTCGCGCACCTTCTGCAGGTTGTTCAAACCGCAGGCGATACCCTTGTTGCCGTTACTATTGAAGGCGTAAAAGCTGATGCTGGCTCTGCCATATACGCCGCTGTACACCTCCGAGCGGGTAAGGATGGGATTGCGGTCAGCATCCACGATGCCAGGAGCGCTCGTTGCGTTGGCGTTGATGAAGTAGGCGTTGACATACGCGGGATCGTCCGGGCGCTCGATGTCACCATCGCGCAGCGGCGTTTTGATCGCGGCGAAAGTCGGTACGGATTTGCCGTTGCCTTTCAACTTGGCTTCACCCTCGATGTAAGCGGCTTCAATAGCGGCTTTCACCTTAGCGACGGTCTTGGTGTCGGACTTAGGGATGATGAGGCTAACCGAGAATTTCGGCGTGCCGCCGTTGATACTTTTTGCTTCCCAGATGTTGGCGTAGGACCAGCGTGTGTCGGGGCCGGTGATAACCTTCATGGGATTGTTGACCTTGTTCGTGTTGTTAGACATCTGATTGTCCTCCTAAATTTTCTTTAAAATCGGCTGCTGCCGTAGACATCGCCGGTCGTTTATCGCTCTCCGGCACAAGCGTTGGTTTGCCTTGCGGTTTTTCGATGTAAGGGCTCAGGAGCTCGTCGAACCGAGTCTTGCCGAGCAGCTTTTGCATGGCGGTGACGCCAAGCACCTTACGTTCATATGGGTCGAAGCCCACATCCTCAACCACGCCGGCGACGACCGTGTCATTGACGTACTTTCTGTTAGAGCGGCCTTCAACCAGCTTCCAGCCGTTCCATTCCTTGCCGCAGATTGCCTGCTGCAGTGCGTATTCCTTGATGTCCGATGCCCATGCAACGAGATCGTCTACCTTGGCAAGAATGTCCTCGATATCCTCATCTGTGAGGAGCGGTGGGAGCTTGAACTCATACTGGGCAAGAGAAAGGTTTGCCTCCGCACGCGCACGGCACTCGTTTTTCGCCTTGCAGAATCCGCACCACTCGCCGCAGAGAAAATTTCCGTCGCCGGCAAACGCAAGCTCGGCGGTGGGCTTTAGTACATCAACGGCCCACTGATACAAATCCTCTTTGGAAAGCGCGTAGGTGCTGACATTCTCCCGGCGCGGCTGGTAGATGGTCATGCTGACGGTTTCGATATCGTAGATACTGTCGAAAAGCTCTAATGCCCCGAGTGCATAGCACATCAGCTGCGGGTTTTCCTCCGCCCGGACGAGCACGCCTAACCCATGCTTGTAATCGCAGATCTCGAGTTTGCCATCCGCGATGATGAGCGCGTCCGCCGTTCCAAAGCCACCCTCTACCCAGCGGGAAAAGTCGACTCGTTGCTCGATGAGTACGATCGGATCGGTGCAGACCTGTTTTGCAGCTTCGATCCGTTCGAGAACATAGGCGGCATATCCGATGGCGCAATCTTCCATTTCTTCGGAATAGAAGGCTAGCGAGTCCCTGATGTCGGCGACGTGCGATAAATCCTCGCCTAAGGCGCAGCGTAGCTTGAACTCACAGAGAGCATGGGCGTCGGTGCCTTCGGCGGCGTAATCGCTGCATTTGTCAGCATAGCTTTCACTTAGCCGAGCAGACGGTGGGCAGTGCAGCCAGCGGTGGGATGAGGATGCGGATAAGATGGCGTGTCCATTAGGTGGCATCTCCCAAGACCTCCGCATCTGCAATCAGAGCCGCATATTTCGATGGGTCGAGCTGCGAAAGCCTGTCAGCTCCGTACTTTTGAAGTAACGAGTGGATCTGGGCGGTGTAACCATTGCGGGACTTTTCCGCGAGAACGGCCCTTACCTCCTCCAACTTCATGGCGGGCTTGACCGCAGGTGCATCTTCAGCAAACACTTCGCTGCCAAACACCCTGACCATCCGGTTTGCTACGTCGTTAATAGTGGCTACGGCGCTGCGCAACTCTTCGATCGTGAGAGCCATATCGTTCGTTTTGTCCATTTGCTTTTACTCCTTCCCTGTGCTTCCTTCCTGAATCTCCTTGATCTCCACCGTTTCCACCGAATCGCCTGGTGTGATTACGATGACGCTGACCTTCTCGCCGAACAGCAGACTCAAGAGCCTGCTGCGGAATCTGCCTGAACCGCCCTTCAGCACGGGATTACGGATTCCGCCGGATTTTGCTACGTTGATGGTAACTTTGTGTTTCAGGCCCATTTCTTCGTCCTCCTTTCCGAGGGGTGTTTTTCTTCCCCTTAGCGATATGCGAAAAAATGGGCCTTTTCGAACCCCCCTTAACAGAGGATTTTTTTAAGTTTTTCGTGTATCTTTTTCAGGCGATTCCGGATCGCGGCCTCAGTCACACCCTCCTCTGCAGAGATGGAAGTATAGCTGCGGCGCTGAATGTAAACCTTCTCGAAAAGCTCACGCTGCTGGGGCTGCAGGCCGCTCATGGCCTCAGTGAGCCTAAACAGCGTTTCTGCATAGGCTGCGTCATCCTCTTGAGCAATTAGTACGGCTTCCGGATCATACCGGTTATCAGCAAGGCGCTTGTTGCGATCGCCCGCTTCCTCGCCATTGCCGTCGCGGTAGGTATCCAGATGCTCAGAGACGCGGTATTCGTAACGGCGCTGCTCATCAACTTCGGCATCGTCTATTGCGTGGAGTCGTTCGATATCTGCTTCGGTAACGCCGTTTTCATCAGGGAACAGCTCCATGAGCTTGTTGCCGTTTTCGTCGTAGTAGATGTAGGAAGTACGACTTTTTTTGCCTGTTTTTACGAGTCTTTGCATTGCGTGGCTCCTTTCATGGAAGCCAGGCGGAGATACTATATGGAAAGAACCGACCGCGAAATAGAAAAAGCCGGATGGCTGCAAAACTTTCGTTTCGTGGTCATCCGGCCATTTGGTAGCTCGCGCTCGGCTCCGTTGCTCGGTATGTTTCTATATTCCGTTTTCTACGTTACGGCGTAATTTTCAACCGCCGCCACCTTTTCCATCGTCCAAACACAATTCCTTGACACAGGGTATTCTTACAAGCTTGTGGCAGTTGGGACATTTCAATTCCACCTCAACTTGTTCCCGCGGCAAAGGCTCTATATCAAATGCCCGTTTCCCGCACTTTGGGCACTGCATCCTTCGCTTCAT